GGACTGCTTCTGTGTTATGAACAATGTGGTTTGCGGCTAATTTCCACAATAAAACCACTGACAATCCAGCCACTCCAACTCCTGTTAAATTGACTAAATCTACTTCCATGTTATTTTTGTTTAAATGTTGGTATTTTTATATCTTCGACTATAAATTTTCTTCCAAGTTCAGCAAAAGCCTTTTTAAGCCTAGCCTCTAAAGTGCTTAAGTCATTTGCTTTAATTCTTAATCGCTCTTCAATCTCTTTTACATTTTTTTTAAAAGCTAATACTGATTTTTGTTTTTGGTCTATTTGTTTGTTTAGGTTTTCTATTTCTTTTTTCAATTTTATTTTCTTTGTTTCAAATTCTTCTATTTTTACACCCCTTTCTTTTTCTACCTTTTCTAATGTTTCTGTTGCCAAATTGTGTAAAATAGTTAATCCAGACAATACCCCCCTTTTGGCTTTTTCCATCTTTTCAAGCTCTTTAATGTTAGATTCCATTTCTTTATTTCTATCAAACAATTTATTCCCCTCAATTTTAACCCTTTCAACTTTTCTATTTTCTTCTTCTTTGTATTTCTTGAAATCTTTTACATCGTTTTCGTGTTTTTCAACTTTTTCGATAAAAGATTCTTCTTTTCTGTTAAGTGAATTCTCTATATTATGAACCCTTTGAATTTCTTCGTTAGAGGAAATTCTAAGAGCTTCAAGCTTCTTTGTTTCTTCCAAAACAAATTCTTTAATTGTCTTTAATTCATTTTTTGCACCCTCAATTTTATCATAAAATCCAGACAATTGTTCTGATGTGTCTTGAAGATTTTGTTTCAAAGAAGCATAAAGTTCTTTTAAGTTATTAATCTTTATTTCCTCTTTTTTTGCCATTCTTATTTTGCACCACTTAGCGTAGCCTCAACATAAAGAGTTCCTTTGGTAGAAGCAACTCCAGATTCTTTTACCCAAATTTTCATATATTTAGCTTGTATATCAATTGGTAATGTAATTGCAACCGCAGCAGCATCTGATCCAACGAAAGTAAACTCCCTAGCTGTTAAAGTAGATGTTCCAGTAGAAACAGCTTCATTAACAAGTCTATAAAAGTTTGTTCTATCTGGGCTTGATTCTAGTTTTATTTCAATGCTATTGCTACTTTCTCCACTTCCCATTGTGTATAGAATATGAAATTCTACTTTGGACATTTGACCCGTACCAAATGTTTTTGTTGCTTTGGTTGTAGCTTCTGCCTGATATGTACTTTCTAGCGTTACAGACGTTCTGGTTGTTCCAGACTTGCTTCCAATAAGAATAATAGGATTTTGATAATTATGTCCTAGCATTATTTTTTAGATTTAATTTCTTTTTTTATCTTTGATATTACCGACTCTTTTTTCTTTGCCTCCTTTTTAGGCTTTTCTTCTTTCTTTAATTCTTCTGGTTCGTTTTCTGGAAAGACATTAGCAATCGGTTCTCTTTCTGTGTCTGAAGCAACAGCCAAAAATCCATAGATTCGTTGTAGTTGTGCTACTTCGTCAGCGCTAAACTTGTCACTTGACTCACCAGCTTCTAAAGATAATTCTTTTCCTCGATAGACAATTTTAATGTCTTTATCTGTTGGATTTGTTATTCTCATTTTTTTTAATGATTAATTTTAATTTATTACCAGTTTCTTTACTGGAAACTGGTAAAGACAGTAGTTTCATAAAGAAACTAATTATGCCCCTGCTGCAGTTTCTTGAATAGCATAATTGCTATCTTCTGTCGCACTTCCAGCAAAACCATAGGTGTTACCAGAAACCCAGTCTGCAGTTGTAAGAACCATTGGATGGTTACAGGCAAAGTGATTTCCCGCAACAACTGTACATCCGGTTGAGCCAGCTCTATTGTTGATAGCCATTGTGAAGGCATGAGAAACTCTGTCACCAAAGACATTATTTGTTATTTGACAACCCAATGACGAATTTCCTTCACCGTAGATGTCAACACCATACCCTCCATTATCTGCGATAAAGTGATTATTTTTGATTATGCAAGCTTCATTAGAAGCATTACCAGCATCCATCTCAATTCCAGCACCAGTCCATCTTTCAAAAACATTATCTTCAACTATAGCTCCAAATCTTACTCCATTCATATATAATCCAACCTGTCCCTCTGAACCACCCCTGAAAAAGTTGTTATGAACATAAAGTCCAGAACAGTTTTCAGTTGTGTATCCAGTAACACCACCATTCAATCCACCACCAGCATAAACACCCGCATAACCACCACCACCATCAAAGTAAAATCCAGCTATTTCCACATTTCTTGATAAAACATGGAATCCAGCAGCCTGAGGTGATGATCCTATTTTTGTCGTAAAAGGATACTTTGTGGTAGCATCACTTGGTCTCATTCTTGGAGCACCTGGTTCAGTTCCACCAGACCCATGTCCCAATCCTAAAATTCTTACACCATTTTTGTCAGCTATAACCACATCTTCACACCACTTTCCACCACAAACAATAATTACATCTCCTCTTTCATCTATGGCTGAATCAACAGCCCCCTGAATAGTATTATGAATAGAAGAACTACCATCACTATAAACAGTATTTCTGTCTTGATAAAAACGAGAATAATCAGAGTCGGTAGTTTTTTTAACCCAATACACGTTTCCTTGCGTCAACAGGTTTCCGAATAATGGTATTCCAAAACTTGAAACACCATTAGGAAAATTTGTTAAACTCATTTTAGTTTTTTAATTAAATTAATAATTTTTTCTCTTGTAACCTCTGAATTATGTAAATGTATTGGAATATATCCAGCTTTAACCAATTTGGCATTTTTTTCACCATCTTGTTCATGACCGTCTATTTCTATACATACATTATCAAAAATTACAAAATCAATTTCTCGACCCCCAACCAACCATCTGTGTTTGAATGGTATATGTAGTTCTTTTAAAACTTCATACAATATTCTTTCGGGTTTGGTTGAGTACTTTTTAACTATGCGTCTCATATATCCTTACCTTTTACCCTGGAGACCAGAGAATAAAATTATTGGAATGGGGTTTTGGTTCCACAAGAAACCACTCATAAACCCCATAAAATTGCAATTAGCTTGCGTAAGCTACTAAGTCTCCCTTAGAACCCCAAGTTCGTCTCCAGTCTTTTACTGAATCAGCCCATCTCGCATTAACCGTAAAGGTTACAACTCTGTTCTTGATATTAATATCTTGATCCAAAGAAGATGCCAATCTAACGTGGTGCGTTAGTTTAGCTCTTTGAGGAACAATTAATGACCAAGCAGTGTCAGAACCCCCATTAGTGTTAGCAAGATGTGTAGATACCATCATATCAGTATCCATACCATCTTTATAAACATTAATGGTGTTATTTGCGCTTTCTGGGTCTAATGTAGACTCAGTTATTTCTAACCCCTCTTTCTTCAAAGTTGGAGGTAGAATTAACATTGGTTTTCCAAGTAAACTCATAGCTATTCCATCATCAGTTTGTTGTTCAATAAGAGCAACGTGAGCTGTTTCTAAATTGTCTGCGCTGAATGCAATGCCAGTGGCACTAGCATTTGATTGAGTTGAACCACCAGGAACAACTGTTGGATGAACGGTTGAGAATAATGGTACAGCGTCACCATACCAAGTCATTCTATAACCATTTACATCTCTAGTTGTTGCAAATCCACCATTAAATAGTTGAACTCCAGACTTATCTTGAGAATAGTTAGAACCTATAGATAGGTCTTTCATTTCATCAAGTTCAGCCTTGAAGTCTCTGTCTTCAATAGTATTTGCTGTGACGTCAATAAACTTACCATAGTTGTTCCAGACAACCGTAGTATTATATGTTTTATAACGTCTTCCACCAGGCATGTCGTCACCATCATCAAATCTAGAAATTTCACCTACACCGGTTTTACCAGTGAAGCTTTCTTGAGCTCCGCTACCAGTTGCAGAAATAAGAACCCTGCCGATACCGACAACGTACTCTTCCTGTCCTTGGTCGAAGACATCAGCAATTTCTAGTCCAACGCCTCCAATTAAGTCTGTCCATGTACCTCTTGTTTCCATTTATTTACAATGCTTAGACTCCAAAGATTACAGATTCGTAAATGTTGACAACCTGATTTCCACTATCTAATGGGTCAACCCCATGAATAGTATATTGAGCTGTTGCTGTTGTAGCAGTATCCTCATCAGTTTCGTCTTCATCTTCAATATCTGTATGGTATCCTAGTAAGTTAGAACCTGGAGTTGTTCCGATTGCAACATCTGGGTCTACTGAATATAATGTGTTTTTAGAAACATCAATCGTAGCACTAGTCTTTAAAACGGTTTCGTTGGTAGCAGACATAGTGTAGGTTCCGCCATAGCTTCCCCCAGCACCATCGCTAGTTACTCCAACACCATCATAAGTTACAATAGATTTAACATGTCCTAAAACTAAAACACCAGTAGTCCCAAGAGAAACAAATCCCAAAACTGCTTTAACTGAATCTAGTTCTGTTAAAACAACATCGTCTGTTACAATCTCAGTTCTCAATACCGGACCCCCATGTGGGTCTAAACTTCCAATTAGTTTAAATGCCATTACTTGTCATATTTTCCGTTAGCCTCATACTCCGTGGGTCTTCCTCCCACTTTCTTTGGTTCCAGAAAATATGTGTATTGTTATTATTTTTGACCTTTATTAAGTTACCACGGTAGGATGTTTAGCTTTCATGTCGAGATATTTCTCGACTGTCCAGCCTTTTTCCTTTCGTAGTTTTTCCTGTTCAGGAGTTAAAGAAGATTTCTTTCCCTTGATAGTCTTAGATTGTCTACCAATAGAAGTGTCTAATTGAACATCTACCTCAGAACTTTCGTCTTTTTTGATAAGTTTCAAAACGTCAGAGTAATCTTTTAAAATATCATCTACTTCAATACTATTAACAGTATTAAGTCTTTTGAGAGATTCATTCACAATATCCATCTTTATCCCAGAACTATCGTTCTCAGGATTAAACTCTGGATTCTTCTCCCAAAATTTATGTAGAGCTTTTAATTGATTTGTCTTTCTTCTTTCTTCCTTATCTTCGTCAAGGACTTTTTTAACCGTTGCCTCGACATCTTTCCCCTCTTCCTCTTTAGATTTTTCAGGGTCTTCTGGGTCTTTTTTTCCCCTAGCCAGAGCAATAGCTTCTTGTTTCTTTTTTCTCTCAACAATAAGCTGTTCGGTTAATCCTTTTTTATCCTTCTCAAGCTGTTCGTTTTCAGCCTTAAGTTCTTCGGGTGTCTTTTCAACTTCTTCTTTGTCCCCCTCTTCAGGGGTTTCAGGATTTTCTTTGAGTTCCTGCTTCTCTTTGAGTTCTTCACTCATGATACTTTTCTCTTTCCCTTACCCTTGATATACCCTTTTGGTAACGATGGTTGGTTCCACCGAGTAGGCGATACTACTTCCAAGTTTCGGAAAAAAGTATTAATAATTTGAGCCTTATAGGCTCTATTCTTGAGACAAGCCAAGTATCTCAAGCTAAGAACCTACAAACTATTTCTTTTTTTTCTTTTTTTTAGGTAATCCCTTTGGGCTTTGACCTCTAATGAATTCGCAGGCAGTTTCTTTGCTGATGCCCTTTTTGGGTCTGATTGACCCATGGCAGATTCCCGCCATTAATCCGAATTGTGCTTTTGATTTTGCTGGCATTATTTTCCATATCTCCCACCAAAACTTTTGTTAGTTTTTTTATCTAACTCTTTTACCTGTTTTGATAGTAGAATTTTTCTAATTAAATATAAAGTTCTCATATATTGACCTTTAATTACATCTCTTGTTTTATCCTTGGTTGCCCTGAAGTGTCTTTCCTTATCGTTTCTTGCTATTCCTTTTAATAAATTAATATAATCTTCATTTTCTGACAGTTCTCCAAAAATAGAATCTATTTCTTCTTTTGTAAAACCAGTTGATGTCAAATCAATTTCGTGATATTTCCAGAATAATTTTTCAATAAATTCTTTAAACATTTTATCGTTCTTGTAATAATTGTTTTACTCCAGCACCACTAGCTTGATTCCCCTGAATTCCCCTAACTAAATTTTCTGACACTCCCATATTGCCAGCACCAGGAAACTTACCACCTTCTGGGGTTGGACTCAAAACATCTTTTCTAAGCACCTTTTCTGGTTTATCTCCGAAAGCTCTAGCAATCTGTGCAGCTAATTCTTCTTTATCAATAAGTTCTGGCATAAATTCTAAATATACTTTTGCCTTTTCTAATACCAATGCTTTTTCAAGCGCTTTGCTTGTTTCTGGTTGTGGATTAACAACTAACTCAATGTCAAATTCGAAATCTCTAATATAATCTAAGCTAATAGCTACCCTTTCTACCTTTATGCCACGTTCCTTTTCTTCAATCTTGGCTTTCATTTTTTGTTCTTCCTTGGTAGGCATTTCTGTTTTTTCTCTAAACATTTCAATGATTTTCATTCCACGCTTTCCAGAAGTCAATGTAGTATCTCCAATTTTAAATGTGTTAAATGCTTTTTTATATTCTTTGGTTCCACCCTCTCCTAATATTTTTTCTGTTAATGGAAACTTGTAAAATTGTAAAATATTTTTAGCTCTTAGTCTTATTCTATCCCTTACGCCCCACTTTACAAATCTTGCAAACAATCCAAGAATACTTAAAGCAGATTGTGCTGCCCTTTCAATTTCTGTAGCAGTTACCCTTTCTCCACTTCCCGCAACTCCTTGTTGCACAGAGCCGATAGAGGTTTCTTCCATTTGTCTTTTAGTCCATCCCAAAATAAATTGATGCCATCCCTTTGGTGGAGAAATTGTTAGTTCTTTGTAGTCGTTAGGGTCTGACACACTAATTCTTCTTCCTGGTCTTAAGAAATCATCTTCAATATCATCGGGTCCGCCTGTCAAAATTGGTGGAAAGATAGACAAGAATGATTGGTCAAGCAACATATTATACAGAGTATCTGTAACATCTTGCATGCTTTTTAATTTATCAGGCAAAGCCTTTCCATAAAAGAAATCTCCTAGGGGTTCATAAATAGCACTCCAAAATGGTAATGTTTTATGAACAAAAGGAATGGGCATTATTTCTTCTTTTCCATCAATCATTAATGGATTTAACCAAATCCCATTTGCAATTATAACGAACTCGTCTGTATCTTGATTGTAATATCTAATAACTTCTGTGTGTCCATCTGGAACCCCACCGCTAATATAGTCTAAATAAAATGGTCTCTCTTCGTCTTTTAATTCAGAAGTTTGAAATGGTTGAACATGTTGTGCTTTTTCAAATCCGGCAAAGTCCATTCTGAATTGTTCTATTGTTATTACAGAACGCCAAGCACAATCTGGCATATCTTTAATTTTTCTGATACCAACAGAAGATGGATAAAAGTCTTCCAGTGGAACAATATATCCAACTACCCTTCTTATAATAATCTTTCCATTTTTAAGTTTAATATCCGCAGACCCATCATAACTTACAACATCCCTGATAACTCTTTCTTTTTCTTCATAACCCACATAACCGACTACGGTTCCCTTAACAATTGCTTCTAGCATGGCATAAAACATCAATTCATCAGAATCATCCATTCTGTTTGCACACTCAACCAGGTCGGTTAAAATTTGTTCTCTTCGGAAATCCTCTGTACCCCTGGCAATAAATTCTGGCTTTGGCATAGCCCCAGAAAC